TTCCTGAAAGAAGATTAAGTTCTTCTGGTGTGGCGGTGATAGTTGTTGTGGATGGTGTAGAAAACGGTATAAGTGTCCCAGAACTATCCGCAAGATTGATAGTTCTATCTGCCGTAGGGTCAACCACGCTAAGAGTTGTTTCAAAATCATCTGAGGTTGTCCCTTCAAAGGTAACATTTTTGGTATTTGTTGTTGTAATATTATTGATATTACCGCCTGTTATTGTGATAGTACCGTCGGTATAACTTTCAACTGTCATATTTCTTATACCAGTGATGTCTTTATTCGCATCAACCGATAGAATATCCCCTGCTGATGCTGTTCCAAGGGTTGTTCCTGAAAGAAGATTAAGTTCTTCTGGTGTGGCGGTGATAGTTGTTGTGGATGGTGTAGAAAACGGTATAAGTGTCCCAGAACTATCCGCAAGATTGATAGTTCTATCTGCCGTAGGGTCAACCACACTGAGGGTTGTTTCAAAATCATCCGCGGTTGTCCCTTCAAATGTGAAAGAATTAACATTGACTGAGTTAACACCTGTTAAATCTCCATCAATTATTGTTAAAGAACCATTGGTGAATGTTCCATCAATACTAAGATTGCGGATACCTGTTATATCTCTATTAGCATCTAGAGAAAGGATATCATTTGCTGAAGCAGAGCCTAGAGTTGTCCCTGAAAGAAGATTAATTTCTTCGGGGGTTGCTGAGATAGTTGTTGTTGAAGGATTGGAAAATGGGATAAGTGTTCCATCGGCATTTGCTAAATTAATGTTTCTTTCCTGTGTCGGGTCTATTGCATTTAAATTAGTTCTAATAGAGTTTTGAGTAATTCCTTCTATTTTAAGACCACCTGTTAATAATAGATTTACAAATTGCGGACTTGTATTTTCTCCGATATTTTGTGGAGGTCCATCTGAAACCCAGTCTATAAAACGCGCCGGAAAAATACTATCTACATAGTATTTACTTGCGGCATCTGTTTCTTCTGTAGGGATAGCAATATCTTCTACTCTGTTATCACCCATTGATATGTTGAAACCATTTTCAATCGTTAATCCTTTCATAGAACCTGCTCCACCTGGAAAAGTATCTTCTATTGACCCGGATACTACCTGTAAAGTATTGAAAACGGCATCTCTAAGACATCCATCTTCCGACATATTATTTATCTTTAGTATTAATAATAAAATAAAAATTTATTTTTAAACTTTAAAAATAATCGTTTTAATTTAATAAAATAAAATAATAGATACTATTATATTAGTATAATGGGAGGAGGAATAATGCAATTAACCGCGAGTGGTATACAGGATAATTATATAACAGGTAATCCTCAAATAACATTCTTTAAAAGTGTATATAGAAGGCATACAAATTTTGCTATTGAAACCATACAACAAATAATTGATGGTGATTTAGGCACTGAAAATACAACTACAAATTCTACTGTAAAATTATCAAAAACAGCTGATCTTGTTAATGGTATTTATATAGTATGTCCTCAACATGTCAATGGTATAAATGGTAATGAATTAATTAACGACGTTGAAATAATTATTGGTGGTAGTCTTATAGATAGACATTCAAATGAATGGATGAAGGTTTGGAATGAATTAACTGTTAACAATAATAACAGAGATGGTTATAAATACATGACAGGGGGTTTTAATAATTCTAACAAAACAGTAAACGACCAATCAATGATTATAATACCATTAAATTTTTGGTTTTGTAGACATATTGGTTTATCTTTACCCCTTATATCAATTCAATATCATGATATAATTTTAAAGATAGAGTGGGGTAAAAATTCCGATATAAATCGCGATGGTTCTACATCAGTTACTTCATTATGTGAAGTATGGTGTGATAATATATTCTTAGATTCTGAAGAACGGAAAAGGTTTGGTGAAAATGAACATGAATATTTAATAGAACAGGTTCAAATAATAGATACTATTAATCAAAGTCCTTCTTCAAAATTCAAATTAAATTCTTTTAATCATCCTTTAAAAGAAATAATCTGGACTGAAAATGATACCGGGGCAAATAAAATAACTAGTGAAAAAATAAACATAACAATTAATGGAATAGAACGTTTATCAGAACAATATAAAGAATATTATACATTAAAACAACCATACTTACACCATACAAATATACCATCATATAATATAAAAGAACACGAAGACCCTATATTTTTAGAAACCCCTATATCTTCAACTATTTCTAAGCATACAACGCTTACAAGTACTCTAAATGCAAATGGAACAAATATTCAATTAGGTTATAATACGGTTAAATATCATGTTGAAACAACACTAGATACCATTGGTATGAAAGTTGGGGATATAATATCTTTGGGGATAAATGTTAGTCCTTATATAACAAAACTGGTAACAATTACTTCTGTAAATACATCAACCAAGGTAATAGGTTTTTCACCTAATATAGAAGAAGCTCCTGGCGATAATACAGATGTAAAGGTAAATATTATCGCAAGAAGAAATTATTCAAAATCAAGTTATAGTAAGTTTAGTAAGAATATATATGTCTATTCTTTTTGTTTAAATCCTGAAGAACATCAACCAAGTGGTTCATGTAACTTTTCACGTTTTGATGATTGTAAATTATGCTTTACATCAAATGTTAGTATTGATAAAGTATTTGCTACAAATTACAATATATTGCGGATTAGTAATGGATTGACAAACTTACGTTTCTCAAATTAGATTAAAATATCTTTCTTATAAAAATGAATCATGAAGAAATGTTGCAGATGAAGTTTGAACAAAGTATTAATATATTAATCATGTATAAACAAGAAAATCCTAAAAAAGATGTATATATATCAGAAAAAGATCTTAAAAAGGCAATTGATTGGTATAAAAATAAAATATTAAAAAATATAAAACAATAATAATAATGTCACAAGATTTATCATATATAAAGGGTGAATTAGAAAATTGCGAGGAAATAGAAGATATTTTTGAATTAAAAAAGGGAGACATAATTAAGTATATCACATTAGATAAAGGATCTGAATTTTTTTATGATGGTGGAAAATATATTCATATGATTGACAATGCTGTTTGTATTCAATGTGGGAATAAAACAGAAAATGTAACAATCTCTTATTTTAATAAAGAAGGTGATCCCCTTTATAATTCTAGATTTTTCGTAGTAACTAAAGATTGTATAGATAAAAAGCAAATTATTGAATATGAAAAGATAATTAAAAATCAACAGAAAATAATTGAAATTTTAACTAAAAAAAATAAAGCATTAGAAAAACAAATCAAAAAAGGTATGTCCCAATAGAAAGAGGTAACTGAACACCCAAAATATGTAATAAATAATAATGTTCATAATATAAATAATTAAGAATAAATATTAAACACGCGTGTATCATGGTATAAATTATGTATGGATTATAACCGGAATAATGTATTATGAATAAACCCATAAGAACATTACAGATTATATCAAAGTTTCTGATATATTCCCACCCATATGTTTTAAGATATCTAGTAGTATGACATAATATTCCATTAATAATAACTATAGAACAAATAATACCCCTCTTTGTAGATAAATTAATCATTGGTAAAAAGAATAATAAACCCAAAGAATTAATCATAATTTTTTTTAAGTAGAAAATAAATTTCTTGTAAAACCCTACAATCTACCCGATTATAATAGATTATTTCTTTTATTTCTAAATACCTCTTAAGAGGTATTTTCTTAGTTTTTTTACATATTTCTTTAAATTTTATCATTGCATCTAAACCATTATCATTACTATCATCCCAGGTTGTTTCAATGAGACCATTATTATAAAGGGCCTTCCCAATTGATTTTAATCCAAATTGAAAAACACCCTGGACTATAATCGGTTCTAATCTGAAATGATCAAGAAGATCAACTAATATATATTCAGGAAATGATATAATAGGATAACTTTTGTGAATATATTCCATATATTTACATTCGGCATGGCCCCAATGGAATATATTGACACGACCATATTTATTATAAATACTCCATAATTTATCAGAAAATTGTTGAACAATTAATTCTTCATGATAAACATTATACTTTTGTATTGTGTAATCATAGAAGTTATCCTTGTAAAAGAATCCCAAAATAGCTAATATGGGATTATTATATTTTTCATCTTTTTTATTGAAAAAATCAACTTTTTCATCAATTGTGAGAAAACTTTCAACATCAAAAAAGATGTTACTAGTCTCTTTTTCCTGAAGTATTTCTCTTAAAGGAGTTGATACATTTTTCCTTGGATAGATTAATATATCGTCATTTTTATTCATATGTATCATTTGTTCCTGAATCGTTTTTTTCTTAGATTCTTTTAGTTCTGTGAGTAATTTTGGATCATCCCAACAGTATATATTTTTTTCATGTAAATTACATCTTTCATCATAGGTTATATTCCATACAAGTGTAATTTCTTTGATTTGATTTGCTATTTTTAATTTTTCATTTTCCCAGTCAGATTCTTTGTTATTCATATTTGGATATAATTCTTTATGTGAAAGTTTTTCTTTTATTTCTAAATTATTAAAATCTTTTCTTAGTAAACATATCCATTGATATGCTTTTCTAAATTTATGAATCATTTTTTCGTCGTATTTAACAAAAGATATAAATTCATCTTTGGGTAATTGTGTTTTTTTATAATAATATTCTTTTCCAATTATGAATGATTTGGGAGTATATCCAAGTAGTTTTTCAATACATTGAGAAAATCCATAAAGGACGCATTTTTTATATGGTAAAACACCTTCATTTAAACATTCTTTAAGATCATTTTTTAGATTCAATGTAGAGTAACTGAGATTAATCAAAATATATTTATTTTTTATTAAATGGAGGGGATAATTTTTAATTTTAGGAAAAATAGAAACAAAAAGATTGATATCTATTATTATATCACAATAAACAATCATATCTTCATAGATAAGGTTTGCTCCAAGAATTAATGGATGTTTTTCTTTTATCATTTCCTGCGTTTGTTCTACCGATGAATTAATAGGAATATTTTTGTTTGCTTTTTGTTTTAATATTTTTAAAAAATTGAGTTTATATTCTTCCCATTCTTTTAAAATAAAATCTTTATAAAATGTATTATTATCCCTCTTATAGTTATTATTTAATGATTCATTAATATTTAACCAATCTATAAGAGGGTCTTTTAATATATGATTTCTTAATAGAGATATACTAAAAGGAGTTGAGAAATAATCCATAAAAGGTAATTTAATTATTATAGAAAAAAATTATTGATTTTCTTTTTTAAGTTCTTCTATTTCTATACGAGTTTTAAGAAGTTTTTCTTTATTTCCTTTAACTCCGTCTTCACCCTTTTCAATCATCATCTCTAGTTTATCCTCTCTTTCAATTAATTCTTGAAGTCTTTTTTCATCATTACCATTGAGTTTTATCCATTTTTTATGAATTGATGATATATCATATAATTCTTGGATCGTTAAATGATCTTTCCCCGCGACTATTATGTTTGAAAGTATATAATCATTATCATAAAGGGTGTGATGTAATAAAGCTACTTTTGTATTTACATTAATATTTTCTGTCCCATAAAATTTTATATCCATTTCTTTACCTTTTGAGAAAGATATTAGTAAAACGCCAAAATCGTCTATTTTTTCTTCTTTTATCCTTTCTAATATTAATTCAATATCTGGTTTATTGATGCGTTGTTTATATTCTAATTTTTCACCAGGTCCCCTCCTCCAATATCCCATAATATCATCTATTGTATTAAATATTGTATGTTTATCACCATACCTTAGTATATTATATCTATTATAAGACCTTATAAAAGCATCTCTTTTTTCTTTTAAATTTATTTCATTTAATCCTGATAATTTATCTAATATAATGCGATGTATATCTTCAATATGTTTAATTTTCCTTTTAGGACCCTCAGTAACACCTTTTATTTCCCTTATTCCTTTAGCGTACTCATGGGGTTTTATATCTAATGCGACTAATGCTTTTTGAAGATTTAACCAATCACCGCCACCACCGTCAATATTAAATACGATTGAAGAATCTGGTCCAAATAATTTATTAATATAGTATGGTGTTGTTTTGAGTTTTGTTGTTTTAATATGGTTATTGTCTGAAAATAGAGGTTCTTTTCTTATATTTATAAAATTACTCTTTTTAATAAAAACATCCCGTAGATAATTATACATCATTTCTTTATCTCTAACATATTTTATGAAAACTTCTGAATTTGGTGTCTTTTTTTCTAAATCAGAATATTTTATAACATTATCTATTATTTTATTGATTGTTGAAATATTCTCTCCATTTTCAACACTTATAATTAATCTAAAAGAAAATTCTTGTAGTAACTTTTTAGATAATGTGGGAAATTTATAGCGGTCTATTTTTGATATAACCTTTTTCCTTATCATGTTAACAACTTTCTCAACTTTATGTTTCCTTATAAATACAGGATCTTCAATAATTCCCATTAATACTTGTTCTATTGTTTCATTATCTTTTATTAGAGTGAGTAATTTTGTAAAAAATTTATATTTATATTCATTGTCATTTTTAAAACGTATTATATAACTATCATCATTTACATTATTACTCATTATAAATTTATCAACTTCAAATGGATTAATATCTGTTTTTAATAGATCATATTTATCTTCATTTTTTATAGTTTCTTTCTTTATGGGCAATATACCATCTTCTACGAACAAACATGTAACTTCATTTTCTGAATTTACAACTAATTTATCTAAAGATAAATTTAATTTTGATAGGTAATCTAAAGCATCTTTAAATGTGGGGTAATCCTTAACATCATAAATAATATCTATATCTCTGTATAATGGTGTCATTTTTATAGGGATTATTGGTAATAATATATCATTGGTATCATTCTCATAGAGGATATGTGTTATTTCAGAATAATTATTAATATAATGTTTTATTCCATTATTTTCAATATTGTGATAATTAATTTTGTTTTCATCTTGTATTTTTTCTAGATCTGATAGAATTCTATTAACGATAAAGAAGTTACTTTCCATTGCTTTTAAGATATCCTCATCATTTTTAGATTTATTTGCTTTTGTTGAAAAATCTAAAAGTAATTTATCACCTCGTTTATCATATTTTTTTCTTATAAGGGATTCTATATCTTTATCATGTATCTTATCACAATCTCTATCAATCCATAACCAATTATTTTTATTCTGTAGACCCACTTTTAATTTAGGATCAACTTGTTTCTTTTTTTTTTTTACAAAAACATTTTCAACACTTACTGTTTCCCCCCCTTCGGTTTCTATTGTACCATCTGTTTCTTTTATAAATTTATCATAGTTTTTCTTACCACTATTGGGACATCCTTCTACAATATTATCAATCCATCTGATTTCTGTCCCTTTTTTAACTTGTTGTATTTCAGAATAAGATAACCATTCACTACAATATTTAGCATCATCCTTGCAATCTAGATTATTTATTTTTTCAGGTGTAATCCCCGAACGTAGATTAGTGTCTCTTCCACGTGGGTAGGGGGAATTTAAGAAGTTCTTAAATATATTTTTTTCAAAGACTTCAAAAGAAGAAAATATATTTTTAGATAATATTTTTACTTCGTATTGTTCCTTCAATAAATTGACACGGTAAACGATTGGTTCATAATAATGTCCTTCTTTTATCATTAAACAGTAATTATTTGAATTAATGTGTTCTGTTTCTTTTGTTCTAATTTGTTCATCTTCTTTCTCAAAGATAACGATGTTTATTTTATCTTCAGATATTGAATTGAGTGCTGGAATAATATATTCATCTTTCTTTTCTTCTTTACTTTTTAGAAATTCAATATATGTTTTTAATGATATAAGTAATGAATATATATATCCTATTTCGTTTGATTCTATTGATATATCATCTTTATTGAGGATATTTCGGAGTTCTTTTATATTATTTTCTCCAAATGTGTCTCTTATATTTTTTTTCTTAAGGTAATTTTTAACTATATATTCTTTGTCTTCATTTGTAACATATTTCTTTCTAAAAAATTTATGTAATGTGGGGCAATATTGATAGTATTTTATATCAGATAAAAGAGGTTTTATAAGTTCTTCATTTATAAATATTTCTGAATCACCATCATAATCTGTTATTTCTATATAAGAATTAATAAAAGGAGATGTCGTGAATACGTATTCGCTTTCACTTTGTTGAATACCCTTTCTTATGAAACCATTAGAAATAGATAAATTAGGGTCATATTCAAATATTTTATCCTGTGTCAATATCATCTTTAATTTTTTGGGTAATTGAGAACATTGTCCTATACTAATTGGTAATGATTCTTTTGTATTTATTTTACACAACTTTTTATTAATAACTTTCTTTTTTCTTTGTTTCTTTTTTTCTTCTTTGGGTTTTTCATCTTCATCTTTACCGTCTTGTTTTTCTAATCCTCTTTTAGAAAAACAACATGGTAATTTATATCCTTCTGGGTGAATGATAAGTTTCGAGAAACCTGGTAAAATATGTTTATGGGAATCATCATTTGGTATTCCATCCCAATACTTACCTTTTCTTTCTAATATCGTATTATTTTCTTTATTTTCTTTGTTCTTTATGATATCTTTTTTATGTTTACTTACATATTCTTTTGTGAGAGGTATTTCTCTAGAGACATCCCAATATTGGGGACATATATAATGAATATCTTCGCTTCTTCGCGGGACGACGATTGATTTTGAGTAAGAATCTTTCCCCGAAACTTTTCCATCATACGAATCTATTCTCTTTAATTCCTCTGTAGTTACAGAAACGGGTTGTCTATCTAGATTACCCGAAGCACATTGTTTCGCATAACCATATAAATCACCATTTTTTTGTTTTACAGACCATGGTTTATCTGGATTAAATAATTTTTTATCATTTTCTTTGAGTCTTTTAAGGTAATATGATCTTAATTGAGCACCACCTTTTTGACCCCCACCCTCCATTGATGATTCTTCACTTGATTGATTTTCCATGGATGATTCGGAACTTGTGATATCGGAACTTTCATCAGAATCCATATTCCCTAGAATATCATTAACATCTGCTTTAATTTCTTCTTCAATAATTCTACTTTTTATATTTAATTTATCTTCAATGAAAAGTGATCCCATATAATCATATTGAAAAATTTCATCATTATTAACAAATTTTTCAAAAAGCACCATAATCACTTTTGTTAAAGAAGTGATTCTTTGGAATTCCATAAAACTTTTCATGTTTCTGATTTCAAAATCAATGAAGTTATTCCTTACAGAAATTGTAATATCAGGAGTATCTTCATCAACTACACTTAGTTTTCTATATTTTTCTCTATCTCCCTCTATTTCTTTAATAGATGAAATTTCATCCTTAATAGTTTCACTATCAATATTAAAGACACGTATTATGTCATTAATAATTTTATTTTCTTCTGTATATATACCTTTATTCAGACATACTGTGATGAAAGATTGAATTGTATTTATATTTGTGAAGTTATTTGTGCGAATATATTGTAATCCTATAATATTATCTTTTATATTTTCATCATCATCTTCATTCATATAACGAAAAAACATAGTGAGATTATTACATACTTTTCTTAGAATAGGTATGAATAGATTTGTTTTTTCACCAATTATAAATGGTGGAATTAATTCTTTACCAACTTCTTTTTCATCTGCATTTTCTAAACCTTTTTTAACTTCATACCTCCCTTTTTTATATGATACTTTTGCATCTATGAAATCTATATTATCTTTTAAAAATATATTTTCAATATCTTCATCTGTTCCAAAATCTTCTATTTTATTTTCAGAATATTTATTTTCACTATTCATTTGCTTAATTAGATCATTTGATAAATTAATAAGTTTGATTATTTGTTCTTTTGATGAAATTCCAATATTATCATTATCCTTTTTAATCAAAAAATCTAAGGAACCATCTATTGAAATTGAAAGTGTAGAGTATGTCCCTTCATCTGAGAATATTTTAAAAGATAATATATCTTCTTTATGAATAATATCAAATCTATTAATTTTTTCTAATGATCGTTTTTTACTTCTATATAGATCTTTAATCCATTCTTGACATGTTTTAAAATCTACAGTTTTACCTTCTAATTCAAACTCCCCATATCCTTCATATAAGATAGAATCTTTGAATAATTTATAATATTTATTTTCATTATTTGAACTAACCCATTTTACGAAAGGTACAGGAGCGGTTAGACGGAAATCGGTAAATACTTTGTAAAGGTCAATAGTTATATTTTTACTTTGTTTTTTAGATGTTTTAAATAATTTTATATAAATATCATCGCATGGAGATGAAGCATTAATATTTCCATGGATAATTTTATTGCCAACTGAATATTGTAATAGTTTTTCAGTTTCTTCTTTATAAGAAGAAACTTTAACTTCATTAGATCCGGTAATATCACTTAATTTATCATTCATCAAAAGTGGCCAATATTTATTGATTATTATTTTTTTGAATGATAAAACTTCGTGTTCATCTTCCCCGCATTTTTTGAAATCAATCGTATTTAATTCATGTTTATCTATAAAATCTTCCAAATTAATAAAATAAATAATATTATTTTTAATATGATATTTCTCTAGAATATTTTCATATTCTTTCTCAATGATATTGGAGGAACTTTCACTTTTTTCATTATCAAAAATATCACATAATTTTTTATTTATAATATCATTTGGATGTAGCGTTTTAATATCTTTATATTTAAATCCAAGAGGCATATTTTCACCTTCTTTATTAAAATAGGACGCATAAATATATTTATGGTCTTCATAATCTATATTACTACAATATTGTGATATTTTTTTTAATACAGTTGAACATGTATCATCAATATATAACATATCATTAAAGATAAATTTATGTTCAAAACCTTCTTTTATTAATGGAAATAATTCAGGAATTATATCTTTATCACCGATGTATTTTTTTAAAAGGTCTAATATATCTTTATTAGTACCATAATATTTATCTTTATTTTTTTTTAATATATTATCTGAAATTTTAGTGAGTGTTTCATCAAATGGATGGATAATATTTAAATTTTCTGGATCTATAAATGATATATTTTTTTTGTTATAGGGTTTTACTTTTATTTTATTATTCTTTGAATTGATTGAAATCACCTTTCCATACAATCTTTCACCTTTTACTAACCATGTAACTTTATCATCGTTTTTAAAGTTTGTCTCTAGGAAATATATGTTTAGAAATATGAATACGGTCTTATTAGTTACAGAACAACACTTAAAAACCTTTTTAGGAATATCATAATTACTACAGAAATTAGTATCCATTGTATATATTAATAATTATAATATTATTTTTTAAAATCATACGGTGTTGTTGTTATTTCCATACCGCAATAATCAATATTATTTTCATTATAGTCAACGGGATCATATATATTTAATTTATCTGCTTTTTCTAATAAAAATGCCATATTATCCCAGAATTCTTTTTCATGACCAACACTTTCTGTCATAATGTGTGATAATTCATGTATTGCCACAAATATAACAGTATTTTCATTTTCAAATGTCAGATTATCTTCTTTTTTTCTTATACACAATGCTATTTTTTCTCCTTTATTGAGAGAATATGATGTATATTTTGAATTTTCTTCTGTTTCTGTTAATTTATGGGGATTGTATCTATCTTTAAGTCTATCAATACCATCTCTTTCATCTTCATCTAATGAATCAATTAATTTTCGTAATTTAGTATTAATAGATGCTAATTTTTCAGCGGCATCTTGAGAATTTTCAAGGTCTCTCACAATATATTCAATGTTATCATTTTTACTTGTCTTTTTAATAATGTTTTTAGGTTGAAAAATATTCTTTAAAACTACAACTATTACTAAAAAACTTATGAAGAAAAATAAAAAATTATTCATCCTTTATTTTAACTCATATTAAAATTCCAAATTTGAAAATATATGTATTTAAAATCATAAACATATTCATATATAAAATGGAAGACCTTAAATTCCAGGTAATAGATATATCCTCGGATGATGTCCCAATCGGTAACAGTTTTTGGGATAGAGAATTTAAAGTAACTTTTTATGGTAAAACAATTGATCGTAAGAATGTAGTATGTAATGTATGTGGTTTTAAACCGTTCTTTTACATACGTGTTGTAAAGGGATGGTCAGAAGCATATACAAAAGGATTCCTTACAAAGGTTAAACAATTCGTGAGTTCATATAAACCCCAAGCAAGGAATACATGGAATGGTAATTATGTATCACTTGAAAGGGAAAGGTTTAAAAACTTTTACGGTTTTAACTATGATTATGATACTAAGAAGGTAATGGAGTATATTTTCATTAAATTGTCATTTGAAACATATGGTGATATGAAGAAATGTATATCTGCTATTACAGATTTCTATAATTATAATAAGGATTATGTTAGTGATGGTAAGGTATGTTTTAGTCTTAAGAGTGGAGAACCTAAATTGGAAAAAATAGACCCTAAAGATAAAGAATGGTTTAATCAAGAACATAATTGTGAGTGTCAATGTAACCTTTATGAAGCAAAGATTCATCCTATGTTACGGTTTCTTCATTATAAAAATATCAAGTCATGTGGATGGGTTTCTGTTAAGACAAATCCAGAGCGTTGGTGTGATGATGAGAGTAAAACATTTAATGTTGATATTGAAATTGACAATTTAAAGATGAAAGATATTAATCCAATAGAAGACGAAACGACTGCTCCTTTTGTAAGTGCATCTTTTGATATTGAATGTGATTCTTCACATGGTGACTTTCCAAACCCTACTAAAGATTTTCGGAAGGTTGCTATTGATATACATGAATCATATTTTAGAAATTCTTGTAATCTTGCAGAACCAAAAATAAAAGTTAAATTTGTTCAAAAATGTCTCAAAGATTGTTTTGAGAAAGGGTCTAATGATGTTCAAAATATATTTACGAGTAATGGACCTTATTCAAGTAAGAGTCTTAAATCAATTATTAAAAGGATAAACAATGAGGAGTTCTTTAATGATCTTGATAATTCAAAAGAATCATCGAAAACACGAGAAAAAATAATTGATACTATGACTAAAATATTTAATTCAATTGAAAATGATGAGGGTAAAAAAATAGAAATAAAAGGGGATCCTATTATTCAAATAGGGACTGTCTTTCATCGTTTTGGAGAAGAAGCCTGTTATGAGCGTACCATGGTAATTATTGGTAACGAGGACAAACCAGAAGAAAAAATATGCGATGATATTCCGGGTGTTACCGTTTATGAGTGTCAAAATGAAAAAGAACTACTATTGAAATGGAAAGACGTTATACTTTACAATAATCCTGATCTCATTACAGGATATAACATCTTTGGTTTTGATTTTGATTATATTAACAAGAGAGTTGATTATCTATTCCCATGCTGTAGTAAATGTAAAAAAACAAAGACATTCTCTAGTTGTGATAAGGATTGTCCTAAAAATGAGTTTTATCGTTTGGGTAGATTAATGAGAAATAGAGATTCAGATTTAATATCAAAAGAAGATATTGAACGTATTAAGTCGTGTGATGAGAATAGTAAAACATCAAAGTCACAGAGGATTTATAATAACTATTGGGAAAAACGTTGTCAAGTTCAATCAAAACAACTTAGTTCATCTGGTCTTGGAGATAATGTACTTAAGTATATTTCTATGGATGGACGTATTGTATTTGATATTCAGAAAGAAATTCAAAAGGGTCATGCTCTAGAGTCATATAAACTGGATGATGTTTCTGCTCATTTTATGAAGGGTGATATTAAAGGAACATTCTATAGAAAAACACCCACATCAAATACTATCTTAATTACAAAAAGACTCGGTAATCTCAAAGTGGGAGATTATATTACAATTAGTATTAATACAAAATATGGTTCATTTAAACATCTAAATGGAAAGAAATTCCATGTATCTAATATTAATACTGAAGACTTGTCTATTATTATAGAAGGTCATCATGGTATTACCAAAATAAAGAATAAATATAAGAACGAGTTGATATCATTTGAATGGTGTTTAGCAAAAGATGATATATCTCCTCAACAAATTTTTGACAAACATAAATATGGTGGTAGTAAGGGACGTGCAGAAGTAGCGAAGTATTGTATTATGGATTGTGAACTTTGTATTCATTTACTTCTTCAATTAGATATGATTCCAAATAATATTGGTATGGCGTGTGTATCTTGGGTCCCACTATCATATATATTCTTGAGAGGTCAAGGTATTAAGATTAATTCTATCATTACTAAAGAATGTAGTGAGAGGAAAACAAGGATCCCGACATTGAAAGGTTTTACTGAAGGCGAATTAGACGATGGTTTTGAAGGGGCAATTGTCCTTGAACCTAAACCAGGTATTTATTCAGATGATCCTGTAAGTGTTTTGGATTATGCTTCACTTTATCCATCATCTATTATTGAAAAAAATTTCTCACACGAAACATATATTGGGACAGAAGAGGAAATTAAGAATAATCCTGAAATAGAAAAGGTAATCATGGATATCGGAGGATATGATAAATGTTGGGGAGTTGAATACGATGATTACATTTATGAGAAGAAGGGTAAAACTGTTCATAAGAAAAAAGCAGATACTAAAACAAAATGTTACTTTGTGAAAAATAAAATGACTAGTGATGGTAAGATTATTAAAGAATCTATGGGTATTATTCCAATTGTTTTACAAACGCTATTAGATCAACGTAAAGCAACCCGTAAAAAGATAAAACAGACTAATGACGATAATAAAAAGAAGGTTCTTGATGGTTTTCAGTTGGCATATAAGGTGACAGCAAATTCAGTTTATGGTCAGATGGGTGCTAAAACAAGTGCTGTATTCTTCAAGAAGATTGCTGCTTGTACAACAGCAATTGGTAGAGAAAGAATAGATGATGCGAGTATTGGTGTAAAAAGGTGGGCAGAAGATGAAGGTTATCACGAACCAGATATTGTTTACGGTGATACAGATTCAGTTTTCGTAAAGTTTTCTAGAAAACATAAAGATACTGGAGAAATATTAGAAGGAAAAGAGGCACTAAAATACTGTATAGAGTGTGGTGTTAAGGCAGGTAAATGGGTAACGGATAATATGTTACATGATCCACAAGATTTAGAATATGAAAAAACGTTTTATCCATTCATTCTTATTTCTAAAAAGAGATATACGGGTGATAAATATGAGTTAGACCATGAAAAACCAAAAGAAAGAACATCAATGGGTATCGTAATGAAAAGAAGGGATAATGCCCCTATTTGTAAGTATGTGTTTGGAAATGTAATAGAGATAATTATGAATAAACGGAGTGTAGATCTGGCAATTCAGTGGTTAAAAACTACACTTACTCAGATAAAGGATGGTGGAATGGATAAATCAATGTTTATAATTTCAAAATCATTAAGGGGTTTCTATAAAAATCCAGAAGGTGTGGCACATAAAGTTCTGGCAGATAGAATGGCAGAAAGGAATCCTGGAAATAAACCAAAACCGAATGACCGCATACCATATGCTTACATAAAATTAACTCACAACGAGTTATATGATTATAATAATCTTTATAAGAGTGGTCCTAAGAAAGGTAAACCTAAACCTAAAAAGATATTACAGGGTAATCGTATAGAGCATCCAGAATATATCAAGGAAAAAGAATTAAAATTAGATTATAACTTTTATATCTCAAATCAAATAATGAATCCTGTGAAACAAGTATTAGATTTGGAGAAAGATGAAAATGAAACAAAAGAATTCTTTAATTATTTTATAGAAGACTAGAATAAAAGATAGTGATGTATGAAGTTAATTAATTATATTTTTTTCTTTTATATTATAATATAATATAATGGGAGGAGGAATAATGCAATTAGTAGCATATGGTGCTCAAGATATATATTTAACAGGTAACCCCCAAATTACATTTTTTAAAATAGTTTATAGGAGACACACGAATTTTTCTATGGAAACTATTAAACAAAGTATAAGTGGTCAATCATTTATAGGAATTGATAATATAAATAATAAAGCAACAGTGACTATATCTAGGAATGGTGATTTAGTAACTGGAGTATATGTTGCGACAAAACAAACTGATACGAATAATCTCATTGGTATTTGCGGTGATAACTTAGTTGAAGATGTTGAGATTGAAATTGGAGGACAACGTATTGATAAACATTATAAAGAATGGAATCAAATATGGGATGAATTAACTACTCCTGTTTCAAAATCAGAAGGATATAAATATATGACAGGTTCATTTAATAATAGTTTAGTATTAGGTTCTGAGACTAAACAAGAAATGGTCCATTACCCTTTAAAATTTTGGTTTTGTCGTAATCCTGGTTTAGCATTACCATTGATTGCTCTTCAATACCATGAAATACAACTAAAATTTACATGGGGGGTTGGTAAATATAACACTTCTTCAAGTGATAATTTAATAAGAACAAATAATAAAACTGAATCAGGTGGTTTGACAGAACAACATAGTGTTGAAGTCTGGGCGGATTATGTATATTTAGATACAGATGAAAGAAGGAGATTTTCTCAAGTTTCACATGAATATTTAATCGAACAATTACAAATTCAAAAAGAAAAAGATGTTTCTTCAGAAAGTTTTAAATTAAATTTAGAACATCCTATTAAAGAATTAATATGGACAACACCTCAAACGACACCTTTTACAGATCAAAAAATAAAATTATCAATCAATGGTCACGATAGATTTTTTGAAAGGACTAAAGAATATTTTACTTTGGAACAACCTTATAAACATCATACATCTATACCTGGATATAATATTAAAGAGACAGAACATCCCGTATTGTTAAATGAATCTATATTTAGTAAAGATTATACATATGAAAATATTTCTGGTAATTTAAGTTCTATTGTCGGGCATAATATATTCACTAATAAAAAATTGACTAATAAAACATCATCAACGAGTCCATTATCAGCGGACGCTGTTAATACATTCTTATTTGTTAGTAGTGGTGATAGCGCGAATCCATCAATAGAATTTAAAATAGGAGATACTGTTAGAATTAATTATTATAAGATATCTGATGTCCAGCGTAATGATTCAGATGGAGACTTTAATCTACAAACAAAAACAGTTCAAAGGACTTATGGTGGCAATGGTGTTGGGACTACTAGTAATGTATCACTTAGGATTGAAATGCTTCCTATTAAGGAAAGTACTACTATGACAACTACTAAACTAGAAGATGGAACATGGAGAGATAAAATTGTCAATAAGATTGCGAAAGCAGTTGTTGAGGCCACAGTCGCTAGTGGATCAGTTATTACTTTTACTTCTGCGACAGGTGGGGCAATTAAAGTCGGTGATACAGTCTCAGGAACGGGTGTTACTGGATCTCAAACAGTGAGTACTGTAACACAAGAAAATGATAATACCTGGACGGTTACTCTTAGTAGTGCTATCAATAGTGCGGTCGCAATAGGAGATATATTGAATTTTGATCAGTCTCATGCTCATATGTCATCGACACTTCACTCGGGTATCCAACATGATGATCCAAATTCAACAAATGGGTCTGAGTGGGCATATGAAGATATAGTATCTGCCCCCTCTAGACCACGTCCTGTAACTTTACACACAAAAGTAGAATCTACTGGTGATGTTCCGATATCAATAACAGAAGATGACCATTCCATACATAAGGAATTAAACTCTAGTTTTCTGACACAATTAGAAGTAACCGGTAATTACAAAGATAAAAATGTAGAAAATATAGTCCGTAATCTCACAGTATTAGAAGTTTTTAAGAGTTCAACACTTGTGCCTGGAAAGACAATTTATGAAATTAAATTTAATGATAATATGGGTGTTAGTGGAGATGCCACCAATGCTTTGAACCATAGAGTCAGTTTTGAAATTATTGCCAGAGTTCAAACCCCTGTTTCAAGATGTTCACAATTAAAGAAAGATATATATGTTTATTCTTTTTGTCTAGAACCTGAAGAGCATCAACCAAGTGGATCTTGTAATTTTTCAAGAATAGATACTGCTAAATTAGAATTTAGTTCAAGTGGATCAATTAGTAATATCTATGCTGTAAATTACAATGTCCTGAGAATTATGTCGGGTATGGGAGGACTTGCTTATTCAAGTTAAATATAATTATAATTAATATAGTATATTAAAATGGGAGGTGGTTTAATGCAATTAGTCCTGAAGGGTAAAATGGATACATATTTAACCGGTAACCCTGAATTTTCATTTTTTAAAGCGGTATATAGAAGACACACTAATTTTTCTATAGAATCTATAAGACAACAAATTACAAATAAAGGACCTGGTGAAAGAATTATCAGATCAAAATTATCTAGAGCGGGTGATTTAATAGGTAAAATGGCATTAGAAGTAAAATTAAATAGAGGAGATGCTAGAAATCTTACAAATACTGGAACTTATTTAAATTGGGCGAATAATACTGGTCATGCTTTTATAAAAGAATGTGAATTAAAAATAGGTGGTCAAACAATAGACAAACATACTTCAAAATGGTTAGATATTCAAAACGAAATATATGATAAATATGAACAAGAATGGATTGGTATTAACAAACACCCTGGGAAATATGGTTATTTTAAAAACGGTAATAAGAATATTGACACACATGAATTAAAATTATACATACCCTTTCATTTTTGGTTCTGCGATAATCCAGGGTTATATTTACCAATAATAGGTATCACACAACATGAAGTAGAATTACACGTTCTAACTAGATCTGTAGAATACTTATTTAATTTGGATGGACAATTAGCATTCACAAATACTGAACCCGATGTAGAATTATGGTGTGATTATATATTTCTTGATAATGATGAAAAAAGGAAATTTACATTAGAAAAAAAAGCGTATTTAATTCAGCAAGTACAAATATATGAAAAAAAGATGGAATTATTAAATGAATTAAAGTTATATCATCCAATAAAAGAATTATATTGGGTGATTCAAGAATCAACTGTTAATTCTGAATCTGGAAATGGTAGTTCTGATACAGATTCACTTTTAAATCTTTCTGGACAACCATTAAATAATAAAAATGATTATTTTAATTATCAAGCAAAAGATAGTGGAAATAAGGAAGTAATATATGCGACACCTTCATTTGAATCTTTTAGAACAGCAAAATTATGTTTAAATGGGAATGATAGATTTTCTGAAAGAGATGCGAGTTATTTTCGGTTATTACAACCATTAAATTGTGGTTTAAAAGTCCCTACAAAACATATTTATATGTATAGTTTTTCATTAAATCCAAAAGAATTTCAACCAAGTGGTACATGTAATTTCTCAAGAATAGATGATATCCAATTAATATTTACAAGTGGTTATAATTATGTTAATGAAAGATTATATGTATATGCTGTCAATTATAATGTATTAATAGTTTCTTCTGGTATGGCGGGGTTAGTTTATAAATAGTTATTTCCTTAGTATTTCTTTCCTTAGTTTCTCAATCTCTTCTTTAAAGAATGTTTCCATTTTTTCTCTTTTTTCTTTTTCTTCATCTAGTTTACTTTCAAGTTCTTTTATTTTTTTATTATTTTCTTGCATACCTTTTACAAGATAAGGTGTTAACTTTGAGTAATCAACTGTTAAAAGACCATCTTTATCTTTATTTACAAGAAGGGGAAATACTTTTTTTACTTCTTGAGCAATAAATCCAACATCTTTTTTATCATTTGATTTTAATGTATAATTCACTGGTTCCAACATATCTATTTTATCATTAATCCCTTCATCTATTTTAAAGATATCTTTCTTTAGAGAGATATCTGAGTAAGTATACCAGTAGGTAGCGTATGCGGCATATCCAGATTTTACATAAAATTTAGCATTCACGTGAATGCGTCGTGTTGTCGTACCATACCCATAACCATATATTAAAGAATCACTTCCACGTCTATATATCGGATCGATGTATAGATTATATGATGATGATGTTGAACCTGTTGGTCCAGCATTAAAACCTATACACGTATTATAAGAACCCATTGTAAAGTATCCTGTCTCATAACCTAAACAAGTATTACGGACACCAGATTTACAAGAATATAATGCTCTCGCCCCAATTACTGTATTTATTTCAGCAGAGGTTCCGTTATACCCAGCATTCATACCGATATATGTGTTATGGTCAGCGGATGTATTAGATAGCTTTCCACTTTGATAACCAAAATATGTATTTCCCGTTGTGCTACCATTCCGTACACCACCGAATCCGCTTTGATAACCCAGATACATATTAGTATTTGAACTACTAATAGTTACTTGATTTATACTTGGTATAGTAATGGTTTTATTTGATGGAAGTGTAAGTCCACCAGTAATATCTCCCGTTATAGAACTAAATGAAGATGCATTTAGATTTCCAGTAATAGATAATGATCCATTTATTACTACACCCCTAGAAGTCATATTTCCATAAATCAAGGAACCAGATCCAAGTCTTGATTTATCAATATATAATCTATCGCTGTAGGTACTTTCTGATGATGTTGGTCCCGCTTCATATCCAATTGATATATTTTTTGATCCACTTGTTTGCCTTCCCGAAAAGTAACCAATTGCTATATTACTATGACCAGATGTATTATATCTTCCAGCAAGTCTCCCCAAAAATATATTATTGTATCCTGAAGAGGTAGAGTATCCCGAAAACTGACCTAAACATACATTATTATGACCTATAGTAATACTATAACCGGGATAATATCCCATACATATATTATAACTACCTGTTGACAAGCGACTCAAAGCGTTCCTCCCCAAACCGACATTATACGAAAACGGTCGGTTTGATGATATACTATAACCGCGACATGCTTCATGACCTATACCAATATTATACGAACCACTCCTCAAATACATTAAAGACTCATCCCCCATTCCTATATTATAGGCACCGGAAGTATAATATCCAGAATTTTTTCCAATAAAATGATTATAATCACCGCTAGACTCTTTTCCAGCACACGAACCAATACCTACGCAGTAAGAAAGGGTTCCATCCCCACTTGTCCCCTGTAAACTATCTTTTCCAATACCAATATTATAAGAACCTTTCACATAATAACAATTTTCACTACCTATACCTATATTGTATTCTCGGGCATTATCCATTGAATATAGATTTCTATAACCGATCCCTACACATGAATTTGAAGTATTTGTAGTGTATAAATTATCTAGTCCAACCGATGTATTTTTAATACCAGTTGTTAAATTGATACCATTTGATGCTCCAATTAATGTATTTTCTTCCCCTGTAGAAATATTCATTCCACAATTATAACCAAAAAGTGTATTCGCCGTACACCCATCTGTAATATCTATATGTGAAGAAAATGTCCCAAAGATAGTAGTTTTACTTACACCTGTAAGATTTACAGCATGTGAATTATTGCTGAATAATAAATTATAATCAAAACTTGTCCTTCCTACACTTGGATTTACATCAATATTAATATCTTGGATAGTAAGTTCAGTTGCTGTTAGTGAACTTGTTAATGATCCACATGTTATAGAACCTTCAACATTTAGATTTCCACTTGAATTTGATCCATCTACAATTGTGACATCCGCATTTAATCTCATTGTATGTGTTGATCCACTTTGATTTCCATAGATTAACGAATCTGTATCCGTTCCAGTGGTGCTAGTAGAACTAGCATCTATATAAAGGCGCTTGTCCAAAGCGGCATTTGCCGTCGTCGGACCTGCGCCCCTACCAATACAAATATTAAGATCTCCAGTATTAATATTATATCCTGCGTCTTTACCAAAAAGGGAATTAGAATTTCCAGTAGAGATGTTGTATCCAGCGTGGTAACCTAATCCTGTATTATCATCACCATCTGTCAAGTTGTGTAATGATGCGTAACCAAAGGATGCATTCCGGTTCCCACCGTTTAAATATCTCGCCGACAACGAACCTGTCATTGTATTATATTGCCCTAGTTGCTTACCATTCCCAGTTCCGTTCCAAGCAATACGATGACCTATTAAGGTATTAAATAGCCCTGTTGTGTCTCCACTTCCGCTTGCCAGATCTTGACCGAATATAATATTACCATATGTTTCATTATCTGAAGTATCAAATATATCACTATCATGATTTGTAAGAGATATATTAGTATCGTGGTAGGAAGAGACACTACCAGAGTCTTCTATTCTTAAATACCATATTTTTCCATTAGTAGAATCGGTTTCTCGTTTGGGTCCGTGTATATTTATTGACCCCCCTTCTACATTAAGTGTTCCAGCACTACTCTCTTTACTTATTGTAACTGCCGCATTAAAACTCAATGTTTGTGCTGGTGATGAACTTTGATTCCCATAGATAAGAGAATCTTCACCTTTAGAAGAACCAGTTGTATCAATTATTAGTTTATTACTACCACTATTATTTGAATCAAAACCTGAATACCGACCAATCGAAATATTATAGTTTCCCGTCATATTTCTACCTGAATAAGATCCTATAAATGTGTTCATTTCCCCAGATATATTATGATAACCAGATTCATATCCAACCATAGTATTTTCATCACCGGATGTTCCATTATAAAATGCCTTACCACCATAAATACTATTCCGAGACCCTGTCAAAGCAGGGGTATCATTTATATTATTAGTATCTGATATAGCATTACTTGTTGTTATTTCTACACCCATGAGTGTATTGTAAATTGCCCCTGTAGATCTAGGTAATCCAGATGCTTCATCAACTATTTGTATATTTGTATCTTTGAAATCAGCTCCAGTTGTTCCAGGGGATTCTATTTTCCATTTTTTTTTTCTGGCAGAGACATTTTCATCTGTATAATGTTGTCCCCAAAAAACTATTTTTCCACCTTCAACAGTTAATGATCCGTCGCTATTTGTAGCGCTTATAGTCACACTCGCATTAAAGTTTAATGTTTGTGAATTTATAGTATCCTGATCACCTAATATTAACGGTGTTAATGATTCTCCTCTTGTTGAAATATATAATTTATTATGATGTGTGTTAGTACCAGAATCATCTGGTGGACCAGTATTAGGTCCGATAATGATATTTCTAGAAGAATCTCCTGCTAAGTTATAACCTGATTTATATCCAATCATAGTATTACCAGTATAATTACCACTGATACCTGTATTGTTTGTAGAAATGTTATATCCGGATTGATATCCTATAAGGACATTATATAATGATGTTGTGGATGTATATCCAGATTGATATCCGATTAATACATTTCCATTTCCCGTGGAACTTTTTCCACTTTGATATCCTAGAAAAACCCCATCGCTGGAAGTTGAAAGTTCACCAGCATTACTTCCAGCGAAAAGATTATTACTACCTCCCCGACTTTCGGTTTTATATCCTAAATATACATTATTATTACCACTATGTCCTGTTGTTCCATCTGAAGAACCATAACCAGAATTAGCACCTAAAGAAGTATTATATGATCCTTCTAAAAATGCTCCTGATAAATTTCCAACTGATACAGATTCCGTAGTTGTTGTACCGATATATCCAGATTGATATCCTATATATGTATTCCGTGTACCACTTGTATTTTTATAACCAGTATTAGAACCACAAAATGTATTAAATTCTGAAGATGTTGTTGAATCAAAACCTGTTTTATAACCAATTAATGTAATGTTTTTATTAGTACTATTCCTTACACCCCCACCGCTTCCAACTTCATAACCAAATAAAAAATTACTGTCATCTTCTGAGAAATCAAGATTAGATGGTTTACCAAGTTCTACGGCACCCTGACCGGTTACTTTTAAAGTACCCTGGAAATTCTGGTCTCCAGATATATATAAATCTTTAAAATATCCATCATAACGAGCATTAAAATTATTAATCTGTCCAATTATATACCGTGAATCATTCACTTGAGGAGAAAGAGAAACATTTTGACCCCCTCCAGGACTTGTTACGGTTATTAATGGTAGAGACGCTGATGAATAACCAAGTCCGCTTTTAATTATTTCAATACTCGTTATCACTCCAGAAACTTCACCAACATCCTCTACTGTAATTTTAGCTTCGGCAGTATACGTTGTTCCGAATGGTGATGCCGTAATATCTACTGTATCTCCTGATGAATAACCCGAACCACCATTGATTATATTTATACTTTCTATAAAACCCTTCTTAACACTTAAACCATCATTATCTATATTTGTTACATGTGTTTTATTACCTATATCAAATTGTATTGAGGCATCATTATTTGTATTGGTACTCTGTGTTTGAATGATTGTTTTATGTAAATAATTATCTGGAGTTATTTTTACAGTTATAATTGGAGGATTAGGTGCGATATTTTGAAGAGTTAATGTTGTTGAACCCAATGAAACCTGTTCACTTATAACCCCTATTTGACTCCCTTCCTGATTCGCATAACTGAATGTAATATTTGTTTGTGCTGGAATAATTGCTGTTGTAGCGTTTGAAATAGTAATGGTTGTTGTATCCCAACCATTAGTCACCTCTGTTCCACTAGGAATACCAGTCATTTCTTGTATATTCAGGGTAACTTGTGTTGGATTAGGTGAAATATTACTGAGAGATAATGTAGTTGATCCAACTGGAGTATCGGTATTTATAATCCCAGTTTCTGGAGAAGATTGACCAGGGTAAGTAAAAACTACATTTGTTTGAGATGGAATAAATGTTGTTGTTCTGTTTGAAATTGTGATGGATGTAGTACCTCTACCACCTATAATGTAAGTTGATGATGGTATACCTAAATCTACAGATGTTTTATATTCACTTTTAATTCTAATATTATCAGAATCATCTTTACCGATATTTACGTAATGTGTTTTTTGATTATTCGCTGAAGAATAAATTCTGTAGTGGTCTGATATATTAGTTACTATACTTTGAGAATTATTAATTAATATTGTTCCCGTAGAACTATCTGAAGTTAAACCAGTACCCGCGATAGATGTAAGGAATGTTGATATTGTTGGCATTTTTGAAGAATTGTTGGTATTGCTTTGTAGAAAAATTTTATCAGTTGGTAGACCCACATAATCAGAAGTATCCCCATTAATATCGTGGGTAGATAAATCAAGATTAATTGTGACATTACCACTCATACCCCCTCCCCCAGTTAAACCGGGTCCTGTAGAAAGTTGACCGGTGGTATAATTTGATGAATCAAAAGCTTTTATTTGGTCTAAGTTTGTAACTTCATCATCCATTAGAGCACCCGCAGCCTTAACATTGTTGTAATCTGTGACATCAGCACTGGGATCAATACTATTTAATTTTGTTTTATCTCCATTTTCAAAGGCACCTTCCGAAGGAGGTTGTTGAGCACTATCAGCTAATGCCCCTTGTGCTGCTGTCGCATAATTTGAAGAAGAAAATGCTTTTAGTTGTCCTAAGTTCCCCCCTGCACTAGTAACATCGCTTACCATTAGAGCACCTGCTGCTCGGACATTTATTGTATCTGTTATATCTCCGGTTATAAGATTATCAAGTTTTGTTTTATCACCATCTACAAATGCTCCTTCTGAGGGTGGTTGTTGAGCACTTGATGCTAATGTTCCTTGAGCTGCTGTAGCATAATTGGCATGTGAAAATGCTTTTATTTGTGGTAAGTTTAAAATTTCATCATCCATTAAAGCCCCTGCTGCCCTGACATTTGCTGTATTTGTTATATCTCCGGTTATAAGATTATCAAGTTTTGTTTTATCACCATCTACAAATGCTCCTTCCGAGGGGGGTTGTTGAGCACTTGATGCTAATGTTCCTTGTGCTGCCGTTGCGTAATCTAACGAAGAAAATGCTTTTATTTGCCCTAAGTTTGAAATTTCATCATCCATTAAAGCCCCTGCTGCCCTGACATTTTCTGTTCCTGTTACATTGGCATTGGTATCAATCGTATCAAGTTTTGTTTTATCTCCATTTACAAATGCTCCTTCTGAGGGAGGTTGTTGAGCACTTGCTGCGAGTGTCCCTTGTTGTGCTGTCGCATAATTGGCATGTGAAAATGTTTTTATTTGTGTTAAGTTTGAAATTTCATCATCCATCAGGGCCCCTGCGGTACGGACATTTTCTGTTCCTGTCACATCGGCATTAGTATCAATATTGGTAAGTTTTACATAATCCCCGGAAGTCATAAGACCAGAAGAACTTGCTGAAGAATTTGAATGAGTAGAAGCAATTGTAAGCGTTCCCGAATTATTTGTAATGCTTATATTTGAACCAGGTGTAAGGGTCGTAGTTTCAAGAGTCCCAGAAATATTCCCAATCAATATTTGATTGTTAGTATAAGATGTTTGACCTGTTCCACCCTTGTCTACTTCTATCTTATTAGCGTTCCAAGCACCTGTTGCGATTGTTCCCACTGATGTTATACTGGTATTACCACTCCATGTAGATAATGAAGTATTTTCAACATTTGTAAGTCCTACATCTGATTTATTTAATGTAACAACCCCCGTTTTGTTAGCAACACTTGTTACATTAGGGGCGGGATTTTGTAATACGGTATAATCTGCCATTGTTCCATTACTGCCACCATTATGCACGTAAGTTTTTGTTTCATCGGTCCTTATTACAATGTCACCTTGCTCTGCGGATAATGCTAACTGAGTAGTTTCACTAACAACAGTATATGTATTTGACAGACTTATAGATGGTAAATTTGTAGGGTCAATCTTTGATCCACTGGTGTAGGAAGCTGTCCAATCAATGATCTGATTACCACTTGGAATGATAGGTTTATAGTGAATATATGAGGCATTACTTGAATTAGTTTGACTCCAATCACTTTGAATATTAACTTCTGCTCCGGTAGCAATACCATTCAATTTTGTTTTATCACCATTTACAAATGCACCTTCAGATAGTTTGGATTGTAGTGATGATATTATTACGCCCTTAACTCCTGCGAGATCATTCAGTTCATCGTCCATTAATGCCCCTGCGGTACGGACATTTTCTGTTCCTGTCACATCGGAATTGGGATCAATCGTATCCAATTTTGTTTTATCTCCATTTACAAATGCTCCTTCCGAGGGGGGTTGTTGAGCACTTGATGCCAATGTTCCTTGTGCTGCCGTTGCGTAATCTAACGAAGAAAATGCCTTTACTTGTGCCAAGTTTGTAATATCACTCTCCATTAGTGCTCCAGCTGACGCAACATTTACTGCATCTGTGACATCCGCATTGCTTTCAATTGTATCAAGTTTTGTTTTATCCCCATTTACAAATGCCCCTTCTGAAGGAGGTTGTTGGGCACTTGCTGCGAGTGTTCCTTGTTGTGCTGTAGCATAATTGGCATGTGAAAATGCTTTTATTTGCCCTAAGTTTGAAATTTCATCATCCATCAGGGCCCCTGCGGTACGAACATTTCCTGTTCCTGTAACATCGGCATTGGTATCTATCGTATCTAGTTTTGTTTTATCTCCATTCAAGAATGCTCCTTCTGAGGGTGGTTGTTGAGCACTTGATGCTAATGTTCCTTGCGCTGCTGTAGCGTAATCTGAAGAAGAAAATGCTTTTATTTGTGCTAAGTTTGTAACTTCATCATCCATTAAAGCTCCTGCTGCACGGACATTTGTTGTATTTATAACAGATCCAGTGTGGAGGTTATCTAATTTTGTTTTATCTCCATTCACAAAGGCGCCTTCGGAGGGTGGTTGTTGAGCACTACTAGCGAGTGCCCCTTGTGATGCTGTCGCGTAATCTGAAGAAGAAAATGACCTTACTTCCCCTACGTTTGTAATAGTATTTTGCATTAGAGCGCCAGCCGCCTGAACAGTTGCTGTATTTGTGATATCAGCAGTGGGTTCAATACCATCTAATTTATCCTTATCCCCATCAACAAATGCACCTTCTTTTGGGGGTTGCTGAGCACTTGCTAATGAAGACCATACTAATTTAGTTTGTGAAGATACATCCATAGTTATTAAAGTATTAGGTATGTATCCACTACCACCATCCATAAGTGTGGCACCTGTTATTTCACCACCGGTTATTTCACCGGTCGTCTCGTCAGTTTGAATTGGTGTTATCGATGTTATTTTAATACTCGCTGGAATAATTTTTTGATTTGTTAAACTAGATTTAGCACCAGTTACATTAATAGTACTACCTGGTTCATTTGTCCAATTAATAATTATTTCTTTTGATGTAGGATTATATGAGGTTATTTCTCCTGTATAAAAAGTACCAGAAACATCGGTAACTAAAGTCCATCCCATGTAATAGTTATCTACAGTGCTTAAATCTGGGTCATTTGGTGCTGGAGGGGGTTTATAATTAGATAAAGTATATACATTTGCGTTATTGACAATAGTCCTTGTAATTTCAACAGATCCATGTCCCTGTGTTAATTTATATTGTGTTAATGTATTTGTTTCCTGTGATATACTAGAAGATAACTTTGCTTCTTTTGAACTTCCTCCATAATATTCATATATAATTCGTTTAGAATTTGGGTTTATAGTTTCTATAGTCCATCCATTATAATATTTGGCAAGTGGTAATGGGGTTGATATTGGTGAAAGATAGATACGGTCTTGTTCGGTAATGGTATGTGTACCTAGACCTGTACTGGTTTTACCCGTAGTATCAACACCATTTGTGAGAAGTTCGTCTGTATATAGTTCTAATTCAGTAACAGATGATCCAACCGTTCCAGCAGTTATCTTAATAAAGAATGTGTTATGTGTAAGTATTTCCTCACCCATATCCCCATCCATGGTATTTACAGTTATTTTCGCTCCTTCTTCAATTGCAGTTGGATTTATCGTTAGTTTCACTGGATTAGATGCTGTAACCGCTGATGAAGTGATAGAAAATGTATTTGAAGCACTACATGATCCATTTTCTTTAAGTGTACCTCCAGTCATATTAACTTTAGTATTTACATCTGGAATATAATTTTGATCATATCTACTACCACTTGTTATTGTTAATGGATTTGCATTATTAGCAATTAGATTGCCAGTATTATTTGATGATATGGTTATTTTTCCACCGTATCCAACACTAAGAATTTGGAGTGTTTGGAGAGCACTACCTTTATCTCCTGGTAATTCTATTGTATATCCTGGTGATGCTGTTGATGTTGACGGTCTAAAACCGGCGAAATTAGTATCTTTGAATACATTCAACCTTAGTTCTCTACTTTTAAGAATATTAAGGTTTCCTGTGGCATCTATTTTTAAACTATCATGTTTTCCACTATTTATATCACTACCTCCACTATTTGAAAATATAATTTCACTACCACTATATTGACTTGAATAACTTTTTTTATAGGTGTTTATATCAATTCCCGCAGAATCTATATATGTTGATCCCACATATGGTTGAAAAGATAAAACACCGATATGATTTCCATGAAAAGTTTCTATTTTATTTTTTACTGAACCTCTCGCCCTTTTAAATACTAAATCAATTGCTCCTTCTTCATTATCATTTGACTTATCAAATATAAACTGACCTGTATTTGTTTGATTATTTACTCCACTAATATTCTTGTCAGAGTTACATATAATTGCTTTATTTGAAAGTACATCTCCATCGGTTATATCAACTAGTTTTAATAAATTTTCTTGCTTTAATACAGCTTCTCCGGACCCACTACGATCGACTAATGTAAGGTTCCCCCGAAAAGAAATATCTCTTGGAATATCTATACTTCTTTCTAAAATAGTTCCCATAACAGCCGATGCCCTACTAATACTCAATGATGATGCCATTTTGAACCTCTATATATTATATTATTCTAAAAATATAAAATATAAACTATAAATATATTTATATGGAAGAAGAAAAGAATACTAATACCCGATTTTATATTCTCTTAGTTGTATTGATAATTTTATCATTGATAATTAGTTATTTTAATTATATTATGAATACTAATGTAGCCCCTCCTACTTTAGATAATTCTACATATGAAAGTATCTTAAAACATATAAGTTTATTAAAAAAAAGCAAAAAATTCATGAAAAAATAGGACTAAATTTACTTAAAAAAATATTATCTATTAATATTAATAAAAATGGAAGGAGAAAATTACAAAAACTTTGACCTTGTTGTCGGCAAAATGAGATCCTTTTTTAAGGATGTCAAAGGATTCGTTGAGGTTCATCCTCAGAACAAAAAAAGTATCTTAGCAGCATGTGAAGATCCTAAAACAATTGCTACTTACAATTATGAAGGTCAGATTTGGCCTCTACCTCAGACTGGTCAGATGTGGTTAGAACATTATCTTTTGGAACATCCTGAAGAAAATGGTTTCTTTTGCGTATCAACTTCGTATCGCAATGAACCTGATCCTGTCCCTGGGAGGCATGACCGCATCTTCCCCATGTTTGAGTTTGAATTAAAGGGTGGTATGGATGAACTAAAAAAGTTGGAGGGAGAACTACTTGATTATTTAGGATTTAATAGAAAGGAAGATGGAAGTTATCCTTCGGATGATTATGATAACGTTTGTACTACTTATGGACTAAATACTGAAACTGATGAACTTGAAAATGAACACGAAGAGAAACTAGGAGAAGATCATGGACCTATTTTCTTCCTTGAAAATTTCCCTGAACGGACCAGTCCTTTCTGGAACATGAAACTCCACGATAGTAAGAAACATTCTAACAAGATTGATGTTATTATGCATGGTATTGAAACTATTGGTTCTGCTGAGCGTTCTGTTGATCCCGAAGCAATGAGGGATACTTTCTATACCATTTCGGGTGGTGAATACTGTAATACTTTATTTGCACAATTTGGAAAGGCGCGGGTTGAGAAAGAACTTGAAGATTTCCTTACTAGTAACTTCTTTCCTCGTTCGGGTGGAGGTATCGGTGTAACTCGTATGATTCGTGCGATGAAACTATCAAATCTTATAGAATAAGTTATTCATTTTTAAATTCTTCTCTTAGTTTCATAAGTATATTTCCATGATTATTATTACCTTCATCCTTTTTATTAACTCCCCAAAAGGTATCTATTCTAAAACCTTTATGGACTAATAATTTATTATCCGTTTCTATTAATTTATCAATTAATTCTTTGTTTGACATGTAATATTCTCTTGTAATTTCCTCCATTATTTTTAATCTCGCATCATTCCAATCATCTCGTAAAGTAAAGTCATTTTCTTTAAAAGACGCTTTTCCTCCAAATTTTTTAGCAGCATTTGGTGTTAAAACATCACTTATATTTGTTGAGAGAGCTAAACGGTACTCTTCAACTTTCGGGTCATCATCCGATACTTTTTGAGCGTGGAAAGCATGTTCAACTGTAGGATATTCCATATCATTATATTTAAATGGTTCTGCTTTATTGAATGTTGATAACCATTTATTTTGCTTTGAACTACTGAAGTAATATAAGTTTTCTTGTTCTTCTTCAACATCTACTGGTTGAGGTTCTTCTTGTTCTTGTTCTTGTTCTTGTTCTTGTTCTTGTTCTGGTTCCGGTTCATGTTCTCCGATAGTTATTTTACCTTTGGGAACGAAGAATATTTTACCCTCTTCGTCTACAATTTTAATCATCCCACTAACTTCTTTTTCACTTTTAATAAACCCTGAAAGAAATACATTATCCTTACCTTCCCAATGTACTATATCTCCTTTAGTAAATGTTGGACCCTTTTCTTTTTCCTTTGTAGTCTCCTTACAATCTTTTTTTGTTAAATTATTCTTGAACCTTTTATATCCTGATATATATTGTTGGATTGATGCTTGAACAATTGGTGGATCTTCCTTTTCACGCCATTCTTTATTTTTAAGAATTAAGTTTTCTTTAACCATTTCATATAATGGAAATAGATTAACCTCACCTTCGCCAACTTCACCCCATAATTTTATTAATTGATCTTTAGTTTTATAACCATTACAAGATATAATATGTTTAACAATAGTTCCGATAGTATCTTTATTGTCTTTCTCTTTCTTAGGTTTTTTCTTTATTTTTCTCTTTTCACTTTCTACATTCATCCGAAGAGATACTTCTGGTTTTTGTACTGTATAGAAAGGTTGGAATGATTCAACAAGTTCTTTTATTTGAATATATTCTGTGTTCAAATTTTTTATTAATGATATATATTCGCCCCTTAAGATAACCTTTTGACTTTCTTCAAGGTTATCTATATTCTTTAATATTTCCCTACAGCGTTTTGTTTTCTCAACTCTACTTCTATAAAAGTTTTCAATATCTTTCTTTTTATTTTGAACATTAATTTTGTAAAATTTATCTGTGATGTCTTTCATTTTTTCTTCAATCTGTTTTCTTTTTTTAGTGTCTTCTTTAATACTTTCAGAAACATCCATGTATTCGTTTATTTTTTCTAGATTTAATCCAGTTTCTAATTCATTTTTAAGTAAATCCATATCTTTCTTATAATGTATGTATTTAGGGAACTTAATACTTATTTTCATACCACATTTTTCATCTTTATCTTTTCCCCCACAACTTAAACTCACTTCATCAAATTCTTCTTTAAATACTTTATTAGGAGAGCAACCTTTACATCTTAAAAAATTATCTTTTGTAGAAAGAAATTTTAATTTCTCATCATAAAAAATACTAATACTTTCTAAATAATGGTCCATATCATTTATCTTTGACATTATTCTTTTATAATTATAAATATATTAAAGTATGAACTCATCATTATTTTTAATTACATCTTTTAATTTATTAATACGACCTTCAAAATCAGCACTACGTTTTTCTTTATCATTTTTACGTTTATTAAGAAAATACAATCCAATTAAAATACATATTAATCCTAATAAATTAAAAAATGAATTATAGTTAAATTCATAGTTTATGTTTTTTTTAGGAATTATTTTTTTTTCAATTTTTAATTCAGGTTTTGAAAAAATAGAAGAATGATCCTTAAATATTTCATTTAAATCAACTAATTTAGGTTTCATAGTAGGTTATAAAAAAAAATATATTAAGAAAAGATATTAAACAAAATCATCGGTTTTTACGGATATGTAAAGATAAAATAACATACTTATTGTTAGTGTTACTAACCAGAATGGAACGATAGTTTTCTTATCTCCAACACCAAAATCTTTAAAATAACCTTTTTCATCAAAGCAAAAGGTTGGTTTATAATAATAAACTAATGCGTTAATACCTACAAAAAATAGGATTACTTTTTGCATCTTAGAATCAATATCAAACATTTATATATTACAAATATAAAATAATATACGTTTTATTCTATTCACAATTCCAATGGTATGTCAGCATTTTTTTTCGGCCGAAATCCATAACTGTGTTGTTAAATTTTTTACCATCTTCACATTGACACTGTTTTTGTTGATCACGAATAATACCATCAAGTCTTTTCATTTCTAATTTTTTAACAGCGTGCTGCCCGAACGCCGTTCCTGCTGCAAGCTTCCGGTTGCCTCGCATTCCAGGTCCTTGGAAAGTATCCGGTTCGCAGTATGGTAAACCATCTACTTCTAGTTCACATTCCGCCAAATCCGATTTATCAGTCTCACAAATTTTTCCATCTTTACTAAGTGTACATTTAAGATACCCTGTTTCAGATAAATCCCTGGAAGCCACCACAAAACGTTTATCGCAATTCTTAACATTTACATTATTATTACCGATATTACAATCACTCACTAAATACCCTTGGCAAAAATTTTCTTCTGGTTCTGGTTCTGGTTCTGGTTCTGGTCCCTTTACTTTTTTATTTTCACTTCCCGAAGACATAAGGTTACCCATATATTATATTATATTATTAATCTACTATAACCCAGTCATTTAAAAAGTAAATATCCTCTTCATCTCTTTCACGTTTGATATCTACCATAACTTTATTTCCATTGATTGTAATTTTGTAATCCGTCCGACTCTCTAAAAAGTTTCTTAAACCACCGAATACATTTTTTATAAAATTATTAATGTTCTTTTTTTTATTATTATTTTCAATGGTAATATCCCTGCAGCGAGTTTGTATGAAAAAATATATATCTGCTATCTCCATTTCCCCATTTCTGGATAGAACTTCAGTTATTTTTTCATTAATAATTTCCCCACCCTCTTCTTTAGAAATATTCCATTTATAATTTTTTCGGACCATTTTTACTTAAAATTAATATATTTGTCAAAAATTGTTAATTTTGATAAAAAAATAATTGGTAAAAATTTAAATATTTATTATATATTTAATAGTATTTTAATTACATATACATATGTTCGGGTGGTTTAAATTTATCTTCTTTCTTAGATAATAGAGAGTCTACCATTTCTTTATTAATATTTAATGGTAAGTTGAAATTATTTATTTCAAATGTTAGTGGTATTTGTTTATCATTAGTTGTTGTATGTGCGAGATTGTAAATATTTACCTTTGATATAATTGTTTCAAGACATCTCTTAAGATTCCTCACACCTTCTTCTTTTTCTGTTTGAGTTTCAATAATATATTCAATTGCTTCTTTTTCAAATATAATATCTTCGTTGTTAAACATGAAAGTTTCCATTAATTCTGGCAAGATGTAGTCATTACAAATCGCTATTTTATCTTCTGGTTTAAATCCATTGGTATTAATTACATACATTCTATCTTTTAAGATTCTATCTATTTTAGTTTCATCATTAAAAGAGAATATGAATAGAGATTTAGATAAATCAATGTGTACACCTGGGAAATAGTTATCTTGGAAAAGACTATTCTGTGAAGGATCTGTAAGGTGTGTCAATAGATGTATAATTTCTTCTCCCTTGAATGTTCCGCTAACTTTATCAAGTTCATCAAAATATATAATAGGATTCATACATTTTGAATCAATGAGAATATCTATTATTCTCCCCCAATGAGAACCTTCATAAGTATAAGAATGACCATCAAAGAATGCGGAATCAGATGCCCCTCCAAGTGCTATGAAAGCAAATGGTCTATTGATTGCTTTAGCGATACCTTCTTTAACCAATGTTGTTTTACCATTTCCCATTGGTCCTTGAAGGGCAAGGACATTACCTTGAGATGTTGGATTTTTGATCCATTTACCGATTACTTGTAGAATATGCATTTTTGCTTCTTTATGACCATAAATAGCATTATCTAGGGTATTGTATGTATTATACAGAAAATCACGTTTTTCTTCTATAGAATTTTTATCATTAATATCAAGGTCATTATACCTACCAAATGGAATTTTAATAAGACCATTTATCCATTTATCCATCTTACAATATTCTCCAGTAGAAACGTCCATTTCACTTAGTTTTTCAATATTTTCAATAGCAATTGATTTAGTTTTAATATTCATTTCAGAATTTAATACCTTAAATCTAAGGGGGACATTTGATTTATTAATCTTTTTAATTTCTTCAAGTTCATTAATATGTTTTTGCTTCTGATTTGGAGTTAATTCATGAAAATATTCAAGGTCTTGATCTTCTGTAATTTCATCTTCCATCATTTCAATAAATTGATCATCGTATTCATCATAATTAATTTCTTCTTCACTTTCTTCTTCACTCTCTTCCTCAGATCCATCTTCAATATCTTCTTCATAATCTTCATCACATTCACTATCTTCTTCTGAGATAAGGCTTGTATCACTATTACCTTCATCAGATAATTCTTCATCAGATAATTCTTCATCAGATAATTCTTCTTCAGATGATTCATCCTCTTTTTCTATTTCTTCTATTTTGAGATCAATGTTGGTATCCATAATTTCTTCAATGTTAAACTTTTTACCTTTTCGTGTTTTCTTCTTCTTAATTTCTGGAGGTAAAGCGCTCATAATAATATATGGTAGAAGTAGATCAACTATATTATTTCCTTGCTTATTCTTACCCTTCCTTATTTTTTTACTTGGTGATTTTGTTTTCTTAGGAGATCCACCCCTTAGTCTATCTATTTCTTTCTTTAATAGATTTTCATTAAAGTCTATAGTCCCGCTATCATCAATGAGGTCAGATAAATTACCATTACTATCAACCTTTTCAAAAACAAGATGTTTATCTTTTGGTTCTACTTCCTCAATATTTTTTTGTTTTGATCGTGTTATCATATTATGAGTATTAGATTCATCTTCCATTATATCCTTTTTGTTAATAATACTTTATAATATTTTTTTATATTCTTTTCAAATTTTAAAATTTGATTTTTATTTAAAAAAAAAGATAATAGATATTATATATATAATGAATAAACAATATACGGAACCGGAAACAAATAATGTTATTGGTGTCCAATTTAGTATTTTGGGACCTAATGAAATTAAATCTAGATCTGTTGTTGAAATAACAAAACACGAAACGTATGAAAAAGATACACCAGTCATAAAGGGACTTTTTGATCCAAGGATGGGGACAACAGAAATGGGTAAAGTTTGCTCAACATGTGGTCAAAACAATATTGATTGTCCTGGTCATTTTGGACATGTAGAATTAGCACGCCCAGTATACCATTGGCAGTTTATACAATATGTTTTAAAGGTCCTTAAATGTACCTGTCTCCAATGTTCAAAACTACTGATTAATAAAGATTCACCGATTGTTAAATCTTTAATGAAGAAACCAAATAAAGTAAGGTGGAATGAAGTTTATAATCTTTGTCAAAAAATTAATCGTTGTGGACAAGAAAATGATGATGGTTGTGGTGCTAAACAACCAGATAAGATAAAAATAGACGGTATGGATGGTATTACCGCTGTATGGAAAAAGTTAGATGATGCCACACTTAAAACACAAAAATTATCTATTGAAAAAGTTAAAGATATTCTTGAAAGAATATCAGATGAAGATGTTAATATCATGGGATTCACAGATACATGGTGTCGTCCCGATTGGTTGATTTGTTCGGTATTCCCCGTTCCACCTCCTTCGGTGAGACCTTCTGTAAAGCAGGATGATTCTCAAAGGATGGATGATGATCTAACTCATAAATTATGTGATATTATTAAGTGTAATAATACTCTTAAACAAAAAATAGAATCAAATAGTCGCATTGAGGTTATTGATGACTGGTCAAAAGTCCTTCAATACCATATTGCTACATTGGTTGATAATGAACTTCCCGGTATTGCTCAAGCAGTTCATCGTTCTGGAAGGGCACTGAAAGCAATCAGGCAACGTCTAAAGGGTAAAGATGGTCGTATAAGGAATAATCTTATGGGTAAACGTGTAGACTTTTCAGCAAGAAGTGTTATTACACCTGATCCAAATATTGAACTGGATGAATTAGGGGTTCCAATATCTATCGCAAAAAATCTTACTTACCCTGAGATTGTAAATGATTATAATATAGAGAAACTTAATGGTCTTCTTGAAAACGGAGTTAATAATTATCCAGGTGTTAAAATGATTGTAAAGACTGATAAAACAAATATAACAATAACAAAATCCAATATTGATGATATTGAACTTAAGAAAGGATATATTGTACATAGACATTTAATGAATGGTGATCATGTTCTATTTAATCGTCAACCTTCTCTTCATAAAATGAGTATGATGGGTCACAGAGTAAGAGTTATGAAGGGTAATACTTTCAGACTTAATGTTAGTGTAACACCTCCTTATAATGCTGATTTTGATGGTGATGAAATGAATATGCATGTTCCCCAATCAAATGCCACTGTTTCTGAACTTATGAATATTGCTTCTGTTGTTTATCAGATTATTTCTCCAAGGGAAAATAAACCAATCATTACAATTGTTCAAGATACTCTCCTAGGTATAAATAAACTTACAAAGGGAGAAACAATAACTCATGAGGGTAAGGGTGTGGATAGTTATTATTACTCAAACAATACGAATATTTATCCTATTAAGAAGAAATCAGAACAAATTGTTAAAGAAAATGTTGAAACATCATATTTTACAAAAAATCAAATGATGAATTTAATATCAACATTGAGTTCTTTTAAGAGAAAAAATGGTATGATACCTGAAAATTCCATTGAAATTAATGTAAAGGGTGAGGATGTAAAATTGTGGTCTGGTAAAGACATTATGTCTTATATTATACCAGAAAGTATTAACCTAACTATGAAAAATTCATCATATGATACTAATTCAGATGATTACTTGAACAAAGTAATTATTAAAAATGGAAAATTAATTTCAGGAAGTTTGGATAAAGGTGTGTTTACGAAAACATCAAAGGGTCTCATCCATACAATTTACAATGATCTTGGTCCTAAAGCAACAAAAGACTTTATTGATGATATGCAGAAAATAACATCGTATTTCCTTATTATAGAAGGATTTAGCGTTGGAATTGGTGATATGATTGCTGATGATACCACTAATACAAAAATCAAAGATGTAATTGAAAGTAATAAGTTAAAGATTGACGAGATTATGCAAGAATTCCACCTTGATATCTTTGAGAATTATTCTGGTAAAACAAACAATGAATATTTTGAAAGTAAAGTAAATAGTATTCTTAACAATACACTTTCGCAAACTGGTAATATTGGTCTATCTAACCTAGATCAAAAAAATAGAGTAACTAATATGGTTAACTCTGGTTCCAAAGGTAAGGCGACAAATATTGCTCAAATTGTCGCTTGTCTTGGTCAACAAAACGTTGAAAGTAAGCGAATACCATATGGTTATCAAGATAGAACACTACCACATTACAGTAAATATGATGATTCTTCTGAAGCAAGGGGGTTTGTAGAGAATTCTTTCATTTCTGGGCAAACTCCACAAGAATACTTCTTTCACGCTATGGGTGGAAGAGAAGGTCTTATTGATACTGCCGTTAAAACATCAGAAACAGGGTATCTTCAAAGGAAACTTGTCAAATCTATGGAAGATCTTAGAGTTGGTTATGACTTTTCCGTTAGAAATAATTCTGATTGTATCATTCAATTTAAATATGGAGAAGATGGAATGGATGCTTGTTCGGTAGAGGATCAAAGTCTTATTATCATTAATATGGATACAGAAGAAATATGTAAGGCGTTCATGTTTGAAAAAGATACAAACTGGGAAAAAATATTAACTAAGGAAGCATATAATAAAATTGATGATTCTATTGATAGTGATTTAGAAGAATCGTTCTATAATATTCTAGAACATAAGATATACATCTATAAACATGTATTTAAAAATAATAAGATTACAAACACCGTAAGGTTCCCGGTGCATATTGCCCGAATTATAACAAATGTTTGTCGTATGGAAAATGAAAAATCAGATATTTCACCAAGTGAAATACTGAATGATAATTATATTCTAAAAGAAAATTTGGATTCTTTAAACAATGAGATTCTATCAACTCTCATTGATGTACATCTTCATCCAAAGGTCCTTATTAAAAAGTATAAGATTCAAAAAGATGAATTTAAAACTATCTTAAATATTATCAGAGAAACATATGAAAGGTCTAAGATTGCTCCGGGTGAGATGGTTGGTGCTATTGCAGCACAAAGTATTGGTGAACCCGCAACTCAAATGACACTTAATACATTCCATTATGCTGGTGTCGCTGCAAAATCTAATGTAACACGTGGTATCCCTCGTTTGAGGGAACTGTTGGGGGTGACTAAGAATCTAAAAGCACCGTCTACTATTATTCGTCTTGAAGATGAATTTGGAAAGTTTCAAAATAAATCACAGTATGCTAAAAATAAACTAGAATATACGATACTTCGCGATATCGTTGTTAAAAATCAAATATATTATGATCCTAAGAATAATGATTTTGATACAGAAATTGAAGATGATAAAGGTATGCTTAAAATGTATAAGACTTTCTTAGATTTTGAGAATGGAGAAGATGCCACATATGAAGATAAATGCCCATGGATCATAAGATTCACATTTAATAAAGAACTTATGATGGATAGAGGTATTGTTATGGAAGATATATATATTTCACTAATGGAATATGATATTGACAAACTAGAATATATCTACTCGGATGACAATTCTAGTGAATTAATAGGTCGTATTTCAATTAAGGCGGAAATAAATGGTAAAGAGGATGAACAACTTAATGGATTATCAGATCAAAGTGATATTATCTCAATCTTTAAGAATATTCAAGAAGACATACTCAATAATGTTGTGATTAAGGGTATCAAGGGTATCACTAATATTGTAATGAGTGAACAAGACTACTTCACATATAATGGTGGTGAAATAAATAAACAAAAAACATGGATCCTAGAGACAGATGGTGTAAATCTATTGAATGTATTTAATTCAATGTATGTAGACTTTGTCAATACTTACTCAAATGATATTATTGAAGTATATAATTGTCTTGGTATTGAAGCAGCAAGAGAATTACTTATAGAGCAAATTACAGAGGTTATTGAATATGAAGGTTCATATATTAATGATAGGCATATTGAACTTTTATGTGATATTATGACAAATAAAGGTATTCTAACCGCTATCAACCGTCAAGGTATTAATAGGGGAGATATTGGACCACTCGCCAAATGTTCATTTGAAGATACAACAGATCAATTAATCAAGGCAGGTATCTTTGGAGAAAAAGATAAATTAAATGGTGTTTCCAGTAATATTATGATGGGTCAAATAATTAAGGCTGGAACTGGAATGTGTGATATATATCTTGATGAAGAAAAACTAATATCGGAATTATCCGATGTTACTGTTACAGAAGAAGACTTTGTAACAGTGAATAATAAAAACATAAATGATCTACTCAAAGAAGAAGTTATTGTAGAAGAGGAAGATGATTATTGTGAAAATGATGATTTCCAGTTCTCTATTTAAAAGTCTTACAATTATTAAGTAATGGTGCTGATTTAAGATGTTGTTTCGTAATTACATTTTCTATATTATTGCAAAACTCGCTTTGAGTCTTATTATTATATATATCATAAATATCATCCTTTGGTTTTTCTTCAACTTCTACTAACATATCACTTTCTAAATTTAATCCGTCCACATCACGACCACCAATTAATGTATTATTTTTTAATAAATTATTATGTTTACCTATAAAATCATCAGTACCTTTGTCGTTTTTACCTATATTCTTAATTTCTTTTTTATCATCGCTTGGACCTTCTTGTCCAGCAAATTCGTTTTGTCGTTTCTTTTCCAAAATAGCATTTATTAATTCTGGATCACGTTTTTTCAACATTTGTTCTTTTCTCATTTCTATTTCTTCCTTATTAACTTGTTCAATTATTTTCATCCTTTCTATTCTTTCCTGTGCTATCTTATTCTTTAATTCTTCTTCAACTTGTTTGATAACAGGTTTATCAATCTCGTATATATTGTCAAGTATAGAATTAATAGTTTTGTTGTTAATGTTCCTCCTACGTATAATTTCTACAGATATATGGTAAGATAATATACGTTGCCTTATCTCACAATTCAATATAATAAGTATCATATCTACATTATTTATAATTGTCTTATTTTGATTAAGGATAGTTTTGTATTTATCATATAGATAAAGAATAGCACCATTATCTTTCATTTCTTTTTCGTGACACTTTCTAAAGATTCCAAGAAATTTATCAATAGGACCATTTAGAGATTTTTCACAATCTTTCTTATTATTTATAAAATCATCAGGTTCCTTACAATTATCCATTAATCTTTCATAGATCGCATTTTTAAAGTTAGATGTTAATTCATTATCATTCATGATAAGATCTATTTTTTCTAAATATTTAATTCTCTTAAATGGTTTAATACCAAGTTCTTCTAATTTAGTATTAACCTTATTTTCAAATCCTGTATCAAATATGTCTATCCCCATACAAACCTTGAACCAATTAACTTTATATTTTATTAAATCACTATTTGTTATCTTTATATTTCCATCAACAAGGTCACTCTTCATATCTAACTTCTTACGTGTTTCTTCATATTCTTCAAATCCAGGTAATTCAATATCATTTACTAATTCAATCTTTTCTTCCATATCTTCAGTTTCACTTACCTTTTCCTCTACTGGTTCTTCTACTGGTTCTTCTACTGGATTTTTTTGCTCATCCATTTCTTTTTTCTCATTTTCTAATATATCACCTCCAGGTATTTGGATTTGAACTTCTTCAGGTTTGTTTTCGGGTTCAACCGGTTTGTTTTCGGGTTCTTCCGCTTTGTTTTCGGGTTCAACCTGTTTGTTTTCGGGTTCTTCCGCTTTGTTTTCGGGTTCAACCGGTTTGTTTTCGGGTTCATCCGGTTTGTTTTCGGGTTCATCCGGTTTGTTTTCGGGTTCAACCGGTTTGTTTTCAGCAGGATTACCTTCTTCCAATGGTTTGTCTTCATCTGGTTTGACTTCATTTTTATCTTCTGATTCTGGTATTGGATCCGGATCCGGATCCATGTTCAGATCTGGATCAGAAGGCATATCATCGGGTAGAGAAGTTATCTCATCGGGACTTTTATCTTCTTCGCCACCACCATCTTGTTGTATTTTATCATTGCGTGTTATATTACATTCCATAAGGTAGAAATATAATATATAGATATAATACTTATCTACATCTTTAAAAATATTTTCACATTTAAAGTCTTTATAAACAAAGTACATATCTTTTTCATTTATTTCATATAGGTCATAATCAAAAAGTTTACGTATCTTAGGTGATTTCTTAAAATTTTCATTGCTATTTATGATTTCTTGTAGTTTAATGTAATCAACCATTTCCAAGTAATGTTTTTCAGATTGAAGGGAATCAACTACTTTTGTAGACGGTAAATATTCTATGGTATCTCTCTCAAGTGTATGGAGTAATCTTGCCATAATGGGTTCAACATTACCACCAATTTGAAGGTTAACCTTTTTCTTTTTTTGTGTTTTCTTTCTTCTCTTATTTTTAGCGACGGTTCTCTTACGCCGCTTACTTTTATTATCTTTCTTATTTCTCTTTCTTAATGTCCTCTTTTCATTTTTATTTTTCCTTGAACGAGTCATCTATATAATAATACTTATATAAAAATAAAATAATATAGATAAAAAATTTATATTAATATATCTATATGATACAAAATACGAATTAAGTTAAATTGATTTATTAGTCATCGTCCGTCGGAGAAGACATATCCTTTTATTTAGGATATCATTAAATGATTATCTTTCAAAATAGCGTGGCGAAAGTTTTTCCACCCTTTATGGCATTTGCATAGTTTTTGCTACTTTTTCAATCATTGATTCTATTGCAATATCTAAATTAAACTTGTTTTTTATTAATAAATCAATCAATTCTTTTTCATCGGCGTCCAAATTAAAATCAACTTCATCGTTGAATGTTTTTTCAATTAAATGTCTTATAATTTTATCATCTAGCAATCTCTTTAATAATCCTTTTTTTGTAAGTAACATTTGATTTTTAGTAATTAGACTCGTAATTCCTTCATTAAAGCGAAGACTCATTTTATATATATATATATATATTATACTTTATTTTTTTTTATATGTGCCTTTCGCATCTTTTAATGCCTGTGTATATTTGTAATCGGGGTTTTCCTTTTTCTTTTCCTGGTAGAAAGCTTTTACGTGTTCAATCCAGGCAGATGTTTTTTTACCAGATTTTCTTTTTGATTTCTTTTCAACTTTGTTCTCTTTTATTCCTGCGGGATCAAGGGGACCAGTAGTTTCTTCATCAACAACTTTCCCTTTTTTGTTTCTAGGGATACGGGGGGGTGTTGGTTTTCTTTTTTTAATGGGACCACCTTTGGGGACTTTATCCCCCTTATCGTCACCCTTAAAAACATCTTTTAAACCATACGAACCACTCGTTTCTATTCCGGCAAGGAAAGAGTTAACATCATCCTGTGTATTTGCCTTTTTTCTAGCGGGTGCTTTACCTTTACGTTCAATACCGTAAGCGGCAGACAATATATTGGAAACAGCATCAACTCTTTCTTTTCTCCCCTTTTTAGGGGCAGTGCGACGGGCAGTGCGACCAGCAGCGCGACGGGCAGTGCGACCAGCAGCGCGACGGGCAGTGCGACCAGCAGCGCGACGGGCAGTGCGTCCAGCAGCGCGACGGGCAGTGCGTCCAGCAGCGCGACGGGCAGTGCGACCAGCAGCGCGACGGGCAGTGCGACCAGCAGCGCGACGGGCAGTGCGTCCAGCAGCGCGACGGGCAGTGCGTCCAGCAGCGCGGGCGGAACGTCTGGCAGTGCGACCGGAACGTCTAGCAGTGGAGCGACGGGCAGTGCGTCCAGCGCGAGTGGAACGGCGGGCGGTTGATCTACGGGCATTGGAGCGGCGAGTAGTTCTTTTTGGCATTACTTATAATATATACAATATAAAAATGTAGATAATCATTGAATTTTATTTAAATTTTTTAACGCTTTCATTAATTCATTAATTGAAGGTGTAAAATTATCATTTTCTTTAACTTCCTTCATTTTTTTATTATTTTTTTTATTTTTTGATATTTGATCTTTAATAGATGTTGATTTTATAAAAAATGGCGGTGTTGGTGTCGGAGTTGGTGGCGGAGGTGGTGGTGGGGATTTTTTTGGAGTTTGTTTATCTTCTTCATCTAAGAAATAGTATTCTTTTAACTTTACTGGTATGTAAGATTTTGACTGTAATATTTTCCAATTAAACCATATTTTATTATCAATTAACCAGAGACCATTCAAAGAAAGGATAAATACACCAAATGTTTTTATAGGTATTTTATCAACTATTTTTTTATTTTGATCAAAAAATAAAGTCTCATTTCCTAATTTAAACCGCATCCATTTATATGGACCTTTTTCTTTTATAAAATTATTAATAATAAACTGACCATAATTATTTTTAACATTATTTAATATAATTTCTAAATTATCCATAAACTTTCTAGTATCTTTATCGCATAGATTTTGAAATGAAAGATCAAGGTATCTTTTGTTATTTTCTTTATAATTAATTACATCAAATGGTATATACATATTGGGTGTTTGTATTGTGATTTCTTTTTTGTTATAAAATATAGGGATAAATGATATATTATTTGTGTACTTAAAACCCTTCTTAAATTTAATTAAGTTTTTATCTATATTTAAATCTTTATGATGTAAAATCATTTAAGAAATATAATATCACTATATATAATATATTTAAATAAGTATGAATTGTATTAATTGTTCTATTTGTGGTGAAAAATTAGATGAAAGTTATAAACATGAATTAAAATGTGGTCATGTTTTCCATTATGAGTGTCTTATGTTATCTTTTAAAACTATTAAAAATACTTCATGTCCATATTGTAGATCTCCCGGTAATCTTTTACCACTTGTAAATGGTTTAAAAAAAATACATAATGGTATCCATGATATGAATGGTTGGGAAACATATGAAAACAAAAAATGTTTACATATACTTGAAAGAGGAAAAAATAAAGGTATTCAATGTTCACGAAATTGTCATATAGGTATGGATTACTGTTTAATTCATAATAAAAAACATAAAGAAATAGACGATAATAATATTAATAATGGACTTAAATGATAAATGTTCTATATGTCTAGAAGATATGGAAAAATATACTGTAAAATCTTTATCTTGTGGTCATAAGATACATTATAAGTGTTTCTTAAATATATCAATGAGAAAAAATTTCTTCATAGAATGTCCGCTATGCAGGCATATTAATAATAATATTGAAAAACCATATGAAGAATCTAAAAAAAATTTAATAGAGTTTATATCCAATAAAGATAAAAATGGTATGAAAAGGTGTAAATGTAAGACAAAAGATGGGAAACTATGCAGAAATAAAGCTAAAATTATGAATTACGGTATGTGTCATATACACAATAAGGATTACTTAGATGAAAAATTATATCCATTAATGGATTCATATTTAAATATTATCTTACAACAGAGAGGGGGTATACATACTAAAATACTTCTTTTTGATATGGGTAAAAAAATAATAATGAAATATTGCGATGAAAATTCAACAATTGCTGATATATTTTCAAAATATTATGAGTTCTATTCTATAGAACTCAATAATGGAGAAACAATCGTAAGAGAATATGATAGATTTTACGATTATTATAAAATCAAAATACCGAAAAGGGACTGGTTAGAAGAATGTAGGGATAAATTTATATTTTTTTAGATAAGAGATAAGATAACAGATAAACCAATTAAGTTTATGTAACCAGGGTTTTTATTTACCGAAGGGAAAACTTTCGGCATAACCTTGGGCCATAATACCATTACTAGATAAATTAGTACTAGTTTAATTACAATAATAAATAATAATGGTCCTAGGTGATTATACCAATGATGGTGGTTATCTTTTTCTTCTGAAGAAGAAACGGAATCAACAAATTTTTCTATTAACATTTATATATATATACATATATTTTTATTAAGAAGATGATTTTTCTTCTTTAGGAAGAAGCGCTGTAATTTTTTCAAAGTATTCACCAATACCCTTTAATTCAGGTGCCCTGAAACCACCTCGGGCTGTAACTGCTTCAATAATATTTACCATTACCTGTAGATCCCCTACAGTTAATTCAACCTTCTGTTGAAGTTTTTCCTGATTTACTTCAGAGACAGTGCTCGCAACGTTACTATTATCTTCACTCATTTTTTTTATATTTTATTATTTGTAACTTTTTTTTAAATAGTTTTATTTTAATATTGTGCAGAAGATTTTAGAGGTCCCATATTTTTAGCGAATAACCAATCATGAATATTATTATCAGGATTTTGTGTTATTATACCCGGTCCATTAACAGGTGTATTATTAATCCCCCCATACGTATTATCATTACCTATGCATATATCTCCGCCAATATCCTTTATTCCTTTATTATTCCATGTACGATTTGATTTATTACAAAAGTATGGGTGATTAGGGTCTTTTGGTATGTTTGAAGGGAGATGTCTATTCTTTAACTGATCAATAGTAAAAAGAGTTGTCTTATCTATATCTATATGTTTATTGTTTAAGAACACTATTTCATAATTATTATAGTAATAATTATCTAAGATATCTTTTGTATTTTTGTCAAACATCTCATGATTAGATAATATACCACTACCCTCATATTTAACATCATATTTATCTAATATACTCGCAATACTACTTTCATCAATATCAATAAAGTTGAAATAAATTTCTCCGTCATAAGATACAATATCCATTGATAATTTAATTGTATAATACTTTTTAACTTCAAAAATGAAACAGTTCATGATACACCTATAATTACCATTGTCATCTTTCATTACATACATATTTTCAATAGTATTTATGAAAAATTTATAATCAGAGACTCTACTTATGCTATTAATTATTTCACTAATAATACTCTTTACTTCATTTTTCATATTCTCATCTATGATATCTTTTGTCATTATCCATTCATCTGTAATGTTTTCTAGAATAACTTTATCAGCAGAAGATATATCATTTAAAAGAGATAAAAGAGCATTCTTTTTCATTTTTTGAGTTTTTTCTTTCTTAATTTCACCAATAACCTCAACAGTATTAAAATTTTTATTATTAATATGGTTAAGGCAATAGAATATTATGAATATAGTTATCAATATTGCAAGCAACAAAAGCATTATATATATAATAAATAATTTAATTTTTATTTACCGATTATCACAAATTCAGCAATAAATCTTCCATCGGCCGCAAATATATTTTCTCCAGTAATATTCGTTATTTTACCCGATATCCTATTGATATTCGTTGGATTTATAGAACAGATATAATTTAATTTCTTCCCTTTATGAGTTTTAGAAACGGCGAGATTTGATGCCGTTGAACCATCTATATTTTGATCATTTGGAATAAAAATAGACCTACCGATAGTTGATGTATTTGATACAGATTTTATTTCAAACTGATCAATTGAAAGAATAAATCCCATATTATCACCATCCCCTTTACTTGTTTCACAATAATAAGTTGTTAATGAATCTAAATATACCTCAGAATGTTTGTCAACTATAAGACTTTCTGGAAGTGCTACATCAAAGGTATTGACGGTTGTCGTCATAGGGACATTAACTACAATTGTTTTACTTTCATCTCTTTCAAAAGAATATTTAGTATTTGAATATAATTCTTTTTCCATTTATATTCTAATAATAAAAAAATTTTAATGATAAACTTAATAACTTCTACATTTTGAACATTTCTTTTTTATTTTGGATGAAATTAGTTATAAATCGGTATGATTCAATAATTTGCTCTTGATTTTGTCCACCTGTAATTATCACTTTTCCACTTTTAAAAACAGCAATAGTAACTTTCTTACAACCTCCATCGCCATAACCATCTCCCTTACCATTACACATATTTTCACATTCACATATACCACATGTGTTATTGGTATTAATAAAGTACTTAATATTTACACCCGGGTAAATACATGGTTCATAAGAAGAATATATATCATTTCCTATAATTTCATAATGTAGTTTTTCTCTATTTATTTCAAACCCCAAATCAAAATCACTATTAATCAAAACAATCTTATTTTCAATAAGTTCAGAATATTCACCAATCACATCAAAATCCTTGAAATATTGAATAAGTTTCTTTACTAATTTTCCCGCTTGATTTTCATTTTTTAAACCCGTTATTTGAATTCTTCCATTATTAAACAGTTTTACGTTCATAATTTTTCCATCATGTATTACGTGTATCGTTGCTTGATTATAAAATATCTTCTTTTGCTTTTTCTTTCTTTTCTTGATTAATGATTTTTCGGAAAATCCACGCGGAGGATTATTACATCCATATTCAATATAAGGAATGTATTTTTCACTAATAGGCAACTGTTTGTATATTTTTTCTAAATCTATTATTTTTGATAATTTTAAAACAGAAGTTATGGTTGATATTCTTAAATCATTATCCATTTGTTTTCAAATATGAATTTTATTTATCCTTTAAATATTATTCAAATTTATTTATTTTTTTTTAAATATATTTTTAAACCTATTATTGTTTTTACCCGGGTAGGGTTTTTTAGTTGGTGTTTCTTCAACATCCTCCGGACTCCTAACCTCCTCAGATTTTTCTTCAACACCTCTCTTGACAATATTCTCATTGGTATTCTCCTTCTTCTCATTGGTCTTGGTATCCTCCACCGCATTAGTATCATCACTCCCACTCCCTTGCTCGTCCAATTCACTAGGAGTAGTCCCATCTTCATCTTTCACCGGTTTCTTCTCCTTCTTCCCCGCCTTCCCCGTCTTCTTGTCGGCAACCTTGGGACTCTCACCCGCTTCTGGGGACTGTTTCTTCTCGGTAACCTTGGGACTCTCCACCGCTTCTGTGGACTGATTCTCGGTAACCTCGGGACTCTCCTTCTCCTTCGCCTCCTTCTCCTTCGCCTCCTTCTCCTTCGCCTCCTTCGCCTCCTTCGCCTCCTTCTCCTTCTCCTCCTTCTCCTTCGCCTCCTCCGCCTCCTCCTCCTCCTCCTCCTCCGCCTCCTTCTCCTTCGC